ACCTTGCCCACGGTCGGTTTCGCAGAGCCTTTCGTTTCCGATTGGCTCTGCGTCTCCGCCGTTTCAGGCTGCGGCTTATCGAATACGCTCTTGCACAGCTTGGCATCGCCAGCCGCAATAAGCCGTTCCGCGACCGCATCGGGAACGACGCGCTTTTCGCCCGCGCGTTGCGGGCGCATATCGCGCGTGAATTCGACCATCTTCATTTTAAACAGCCGCCAGTTCGCGTTCGCCGCCGAGGATGATATCGGCTGCGACCAGGATCGCAGGCGACGTACCGCCGGTGAAGGACACGATGGCAACCGCACGGATAAAGCGATAGGCACCGCCGAGATCAATCGCGGCCGTGTTCTCGGTATTCGCTGCGGTAAGCGCCGCCGTCTCCTGGACAGTCGTGCCGATGGTGTAATCGCTCCAGGTCGAGTTATCAGGCGAATGCTGAAGCTTCGTCTGAACGCTCGCCGCTGAGGGCGCACCGCTTTCGGCACCAACCACCTGATGCAACACGCAGGAATTCGGCATGTTGTGAACAGAACGGTCGATGCTGGAACCGTTGATGGTTCCAGCCGCGGCGCTTTCAGGAAAGACCGAGGTGACGGGGACGACATACGAACCGATATTATGTTGAGCAGCAAAACCCATAGGTTTTCTCCTTTGTCAGTTTTTAGGTTGTGGGATGGTCTGGTCTTGATCAGCCGTTTACTGAACGGCAGGTGCCCAACGAACGAACTGCAGCACGGCGCAACCGGAGTCATGCCGCAGCTGGAAGTCGTGTTCGGTGATGGCGCGGATCAGCGTCTGGTCGTACTGGAAGGCCGACACGGTGTTGCCATTGGCATCCGTGTAAGTACCTTCGCGCGACACGGCGAGTTCGAGGCTCATGCTGTCCAAGATCATCGCTTCGGTCATTTCCGCGAGGATGATGAAGGAGCAATCCTTGTTGGCGCCGGTCGTATCCCAGATATTGATTGGAATCTGGGTCGTCTTCTTGAACGGATAGCCGTAGAGCGTGCCCTTCGTCAATTCGTCACGGAAGACATACAGACCAAGCGAGTTCAGCAAGCCGAACAGATAGTTGTAAGTCCGCTGATGCATGAACCAGACGCGCTTGCGATCCGGTACGTTGGCGACGTCGAGACGGTTGATCAGACCCGTCAGTTCGTTGACAACCGTGGTCTCGTTGTAGGTCTCGTTGGAGGTGATAAAGTTACCGCCATTCTGACCGAGCAGCGGATTACCGGGGCTGCCATTGACCGCCGCCGTCGAGTCAGCTGTGGTACTCCACACGCCAGCCGTGCCGCCTTGCGACACTGCCCAGGCATTGGCAAAGCCGGTGAAGCCCATAGGCGCCGCCTGCGTGCCATCACCCAAGAGGAAGGCAAGGTCTTCACGAAGCGCAATCACTTCGACCAGGTCATCGCGCACCATGGCGTCAATGGCCGGATCAGCGTAACGCATCAGATCGTTCGACAGAGGCACCAGCGCCGTCAGTTTCTTGAAGCTGGCAACAATTTGCCGAAGCGTCTGCTGCGAGGTTGCGATCTGCGAGTTTTCCGTACCGTAGCTCGCCGTCGCAGGGCTTGCCTGACCGGGCAAGGTCATCGTGCCACGCGGCATCGGGATGACACGCGGGTTCGATCCGCGCACCACCGCCGCAGGACGCAGCAGCTCGATGATCTCATTCATATAATCGGGCGGTACGATGAAACCACCGGCAGGGCCAGACGATGCGACCAAAGCGCGGGTGACGGGATGGCTTTCGCCATACACCTCAACCGACGCCTGACGCGCATTGAACAGATTGCCGCCACCGTAAGCCATCATTTTGGCCGCCGCACCGATAACAAGGCTACGCTCCTTGACGTAACGATCGGCCTCCACCGATGCGGGCGCCTTCGTGATGTGATTTTCTTGCCCTGCAACCGGCTCGGCACTTTCTGCGGAAAGCGCCTGCGCTTCCTTGGCGCGGGTAATTTGCGCGTCAAGATCGGTGACAGCACGTTTCTTCGTCTCATAGTCGGTTTGTTCTTCTTCCGTGAGCGAAGGTTTTTCGGCCAGCGCCTTGAATTCATCGAAGGCGCGGGCGCGTTGTTTCAACAGTTCTGCGATTTTAGTCATAGTTGGGCTCCATCTAAGGGATGCGCCGTCATCACGACGGTGCGGACGCCTTGCCCAAGGGCGGGTTTGGGCTTCAATCAGCGCTTATTCGGCGCCGGTCGAATTTCACTTTTTCGGCGACAAAGACCGGAGGTCGGCTTTGCGGCGGCGGTAATCGGCGTTGCGCTGATCATCGTCATCCTCATGGCCATCACCGGCAGAATTCTCGGTATCCTCTTCCTCGTCGTCGCCGTCATCGTTGTTGGGTGCGGGTTTCGGATTGCCTTTAAGCGCGGCGCGAATGCTGCGCTGGCAACGTTTGAGGGAACGACCCAAAGCGCGATGCGTATCGGCGGCATCTTCGTGAAGATCGCTGACTTCGGCGCGCATATCTTCGTCGCCGTCTTCACGGGCTTCACGGATGTCATCCATCTGGTCGCCGAGCGCCTTATGGCGATCCATTGCGCGTTTAAGATGATCCTGCGCATCATCAAGCTGCTTCTTGGTTGCGGCGGACAGTTTCTTGCCAGCGCGTGTCTGTGTCGTCGTCATGGGCTTTTTCTCCTGTGGTTGTGCTCGTGCCGTTACCGACGCGCCGGGATCAGCGGGCACTGAGCAGAATGAGCATTCCAACAATTCCCATTTGGTGAAGCGTTGGCCGCCGCGTGGTTGTTTTTCGTCGAGGGGTTCGGCGTCGATCACGTCGAAGCCGACAGAGACGCCTGATACGATTCCGTTTTTGACGAGACCGCGCACTTCATCGGCTTTCGGCGAAATGCCGGAGGGCGCAAAAGTGATGAGCGCGCGGATTTTATCGCTGGCGACGGTGAGATCGCTGGCGCGGCCAACCGGCACATCGGGATTATGCTGCCAAAGCACAATCGGATTGGCCTGATAGTTGCTGAGGTCGCAACCTGACGGTTCCAGGATGTGGCCGTCGCGGGCCAGCGTTGAAGTCGAGATAATGACTTCAACCTGATTTTCGCCAAGCGCATTGATTTCGGCGGCGACCGCCGCGCGCATCATTGTCATGTCTTTTTCTCCGTGGGTGGGTAGGCCAGTCAGGCAAAAACCGGCCATTTTCAGCCATATTTATGGCTGGATATGGCTGGCTTTATGGCTGGTTACGTGGGTTATTGATTTATTAATATGTTTCCGGTAGTATGACCGGTGACAGGAGGTGGCTCATGCCCCAGACAAAACACACCACGACATCGGCCAGCCGCATGGCGCTTTACCGTCGCAAATCGAGACAGGCCGGACGCCAGAGGTTTGAGGTCAACCTGCCCAAACCAGATGCCGAGCTTATCCGTCATGCCGTGGATCGCATCCGCGAGGGTGGTGAACAAGCGGAGAAGATGCGCACGTTGCTGGAGGACAGCAAACGTCCCGAAGCGAAAATCGCGCGTACCGGAAAAGAACTGTACGAGATTTTGCGATCCGGGCCGTTGTTTGGTTCCGATATCACCTTCGAACGTGATAAGTCCCTGCCACGCGACGTTGACCTGTTCTGATCGTTCCCATGGTCAGCATCATCCTTGACACAAACGTGATAAGCGCCCTTGAGAATCCAGGCGTCAAAAGCTGGTTTCAAAAACAGGCGCCTGAAAATCTTTATCTGACATCAATCACCCTTGCCGAAATCCTCTATGGCATCCGTAAACTTGCCCAGGGCCGTCGGCGCGAGACGCTGGAGCAATGGGTCCAGGATGTCATCTATCCCAACTTTGCACGGCGTTTGCTGACCTTTGATCAGGCTGCTGCCGATATGTGGGCGCATATCCATGCTGCGGATTTTGCCGCCGGAAAACCCAGACCCCTTGCTGACGGTTATATCGGCGCCATCGCCAAGGTGCATGGTTTTGCCATTGCTACGCGCAATCAACGCGATTTTGAACGGCTTGGTCTAAAACTCATTAATCCTTTTGACCAGAAGTGACGACTTCTTGAATATCTAGGGCTACAACTCGCCTTGCGGATCGAGCTGCGGGTCAGGATCGCCGCTTGTCGCAACGCCAGGTTCCGGCAAGGTACCGCTGTCAGGCCGTCCGGCACCATCTGGTGCTGTGCCAGTCATGTCGGATCCAAGCGCTGCCGTATTGGCGGGCACCATGAGTTTGTCGCCGCCAGGCATGGGCGGCAGACCTTCGGAACGGCGCACTTCGTTGGGGGTGAGGATGCCGGTCAGCACGCCAAGGCGTGCAGCGTTGTAGCGGGTCATGATGTCGGCGCGGAGCAATTGCCCTTCGTCAAAATCAACCTCGATACCTTCTTCATCGAGGCCGAACACTTGCACGAATTTCTGCTCGGCAATCACAAGGTCGGGCATGACCGTGTGATTGACGTAAGCCTGCTCTTCTTCGGCGGGCGGAATTTTGGCCACGCCGCCGCCGATGACGCTGAGGCGGCTGAGCGGCACATCGTAAAAGCGGGCGATATCGGCGATCTGCAGATTACGCTGCTGGATAAATTCCAAATCGACAGAGGTCAGCTGCACCTGTTGCCATTCGACGCCTTCTTCCAGCACCGCCGTGGTGCCGACATTCTGCAAACCGCCGGTAAAAGCCTGCCATTGCTGTTTGAGCCGCATGGCTGCCGGTTCCGAGAGCCTTGTTTTGGCTTTCAAAACACCAGAAGGCCGTGCGCCATTGCCGACCCAGCGCGAGGCTTGTTGTTCAAGTCCCATCGCCAAACCGATGGAGTCACGCGCCAGACCAATCGTTGAAACACCGACCAACGTGTTGAAACTGATGCCGCGAAGATGGAACATATCCTCTTCAGGCACCGCCACCGGCATGTTCCGCAACATGGCGATTTGCCAAAGTCCGATGCGGTTCACGTTGTAAAAGATCGAACCGTCCGTCGCTTCCAGCACCATGACGGCGTCGGGATTGATCGGGATCAGTTCGATTGGATTTCCGCGCTTGTCGCGCAGGATGGCGGCATAGGCATTACCCCGTAAAAGGTAACCGATCATCATCTGTTGCCAGAATTCAAACCAGGTCTGCTGCCGGTTGGGCCGCGCAAACAATTTACTGACGATATGGTCTTTGACCAGATCGCGCCCGCCATGGACATTGGGCACAAAAAGCCGTGGCGTGCAGCGCGCCACATCTTTTGCTCTTATCGCAACGCAG